GGTATTCGCAAAAGCCGAGCGGCTGTGGTGCGGGAAACCGTCCGGCAGTTGCAGGACACAACGATCAAGACGTTCCTCGATTGGTTCCCACCGGGGCAGTGCGGACAGTACATGCGCACCACCAAGACGTACTTCTTCAAGGTGGGGGACGTGGAGTGCGAGATTATGTTCCGGGCGCTGGACGACGCTGATGACGTTGCCAACTTGAACTCGCTGGAGTTGACCTTCGCGTGGTTCAACGAGTGCAGGGACATCCACCCGGACATCGTGGACGCTATGTCCAAACGGATCGGGCGGTTCCCCTCGTCCAAGGACGGCGGGCCGACGTGGCATGGAATGTGGGCGGATACCAACCCACCCACGATGGACGGCTGGTGGTACTACCAGATGGAGGGGCTTGACCCCAAGGACGGCGTGTCACCCAACAACAACGGGTGGGATGTGTTCAAGCAGCCCTCGGGCCGGAGCATCTACGCTGAGAACGTCGAGAACCTGCCGGATGGGTACTACGATACCCAAGGCCGCAGCGAGGAGTACATCCGGGTCTACATCGACGGTGAGTACGGCCTCAGTTCAGCCGGGATGCCGGTGTACAAATACTTCCGACCTGACTACCACATGGGTAGGGAGCGGCTGCGGCCCATCATCAACGGGGTGCGGCCCATCGTCATTGGCATGGACTTAGGGTTAACCCCAGCAGCGGTGCTTGGACAGCAAGACCCTCGGGGGCGTGCGTTGGTACTTGCTGAGGCTGTTTCGTTTGACATGGGCGTCCAGCGGTTCATCCGCACCATGCTCAAGCCGCTGCTGTACGAGCGGTTCCCCGGTGCCCCGGTGTTGGTTGTCGTCGATCCGGCAGGGGTGCAGCGGGCGCAGACTGACGAGCGCAGCGTGGTGGACATCATCAAAGCGGAGGGGATGAAAGTCATCCCGGCGCGGACGAACAACGTGTCGGCCCGCATCAACGCCGTGGACGAGTACCTCATGCGGCAGGTGGACGGCGACCCGGCGTTCGTGGTCGATCCACGCTGCACGCAACTCAAAGCGGCCATGATGGGGGGCTACCGGTACAAACCCAAGGGCGACGGCGACATCGACAAGAACAAGCACTCGCACGTGGCCGAGGCGCTCCAGTACCTCATGCTGCACATCGCCCACGCCAGCGAGGGGCACGCGCTCCAGCAGCGCCGGGATGTGAAAAAAGCGTCCGCTGTGGGCTGGACGTGATATGCTCACCTTGTGTTTTGGTAGTTGTCTCCCTCCCCCTCCCTGTTCGATTGGCAGGGTTTACCCCCGTCGAGTGAAAACTCCGGGGGTTTCTTTTTTGTTGACTACGTGTATACTTCGTGGTAGAACCCTGTTACAGCCAAGGAGCAATCATGAAGTGTGGTCAAGGTAAACCGTTCACGGTAACGTCGTCCAACTCCAAGATGGGTGGCGCAGCCATCAAGTCTTACGAAAAGGGCGGCATCGTTGTGAAAGTGGTTGAAGAAAGCGACGACGACAGCAACGAGGTGTACACTGCCAAAATGGGTAAGCCTCCGAAGAATCCGGACATGATGACATCGCTGACCCCGGCGCAACGCAAGACTGCGGAAGCCCGCATGAAATCCACACAGGGCAAGAAGAAGTAAATGGCCGGACTGACATTCCTGCGCGTGGTATCGAACTCTGAACTTGCTCGGCAGGAGCAAGAGGTTTCGGATCGTGCTCTTGCCGAACGTCAGAACCAACCGGTTATTCTTGGTTTGGCTGGGTATCTGCGCCGATGCTGGGATGTCGCCCAAATGGCGAAGAAGCCCATTGAGTACATCATGCTACGTGCGTTGCGACAGCGCAACGGTCAGTACGACGCAGACAAGCTACAACAAATTCGGGGACAGGGCGGCTCCGAGCTTTACATGATGATCACGGAAGTCAAGTGCCGCGCTGCCGAGTCGTGGCTGCGGGACATCTTACTTGACAATGGCTCCCCACCGTGGGACTTGCAGGCCACGCCCATCCCCGACCTCAGCCCGGCGCAGACCAAGGATGTCCAGAGCATCTTTGCCGAGCGAGTGCTCAAGATGGTCGAGGAGTATGGCAAGGCCCCGAATCAAGAGGAGATGGCTGAGATTCGAGAGATGGTCGGCCAAGATTTTCGCTTCTCTGTCCTGCAACAAGCACAGATTCGTGCAGACAGGATGAAGATCAAAATCCAAGACCAGTTCGCCCAAGGCGGCTGGGAGTCATCGTTCAACGATTTCATCACCGACCTCGTGACGTTCCCTGCGGCGTTCATCAAGGGGCCGGTTGTGCGCCGTCAGCGGGCGCTGGGGTGGAAAACCAACGCGCAAGGTCAGACAGTTGTCGAGCCTATTGAGCGCCTTGGGCCAGAGTACGAGCGGGTCGATCCGTTCTACATCTACCCTGAGCCGGGGATCAGCACGATCAACGAAGGCTACCTGTTTGAGTACCACCCCCTGAGTCGGATGCAACTGTCCGACCTCATCGGCGTTCCGGGCTACGACGAAGACGCTATCCGCAAAGTGCTGGAGATTGGCAACGGCTTGTCGTGGATCAACGAGGACGTGGAACTCCAGAAGAACGAGGAGGAGCGCAAGTACTACTCGTACATGAAGCCGACCACCGAGTTTGATGCGCTGGAGTTCTGGGGCAAAGTCAGCGGCAAGATGCTGCGCGAGTGGGGCCTGACCGAAGAAGACGTGCCCGATGAGGCCCGCGAGTACGATGCCAACGTCTGGATGGTGGGCAACTACGTCATCAAGGCGGTGCTCAACTATGACCCGTTGGGCGAGAAGCCCTACGCCAAGACCTCGTTCATCAAGTGCCCCGGCGCGTTCTGGGGCAAAGCCATCCCCGAGATCATCGAGGACTTGCAGGGCGTGTGCAACGCCGCTGCCCGTGCGCTGGTCAACAACATGGGTATCTCCAGTGGCCCGCAGGTCGAAGTCAATGTGGAGCGCCTGCCGCCCAACGAGGACATCACCCAGTTGACGCCTTGGAAAATCTGGCAGACCATCAATGACCCCGTGGGTTCGAGCGCACCGGCCATCCGGTTTACGCAGCCCGACTCGCGGGCGAGCGAACTCATGGGTGTGTACGAGAAGTTCAGCCGCTTGGCGGACGATCACTCGGGCATCCCGGCCTACGTCTATGGCGACCTGAACGTACAGGGCGCTGGGCGTACTTCATCCGGCCTGTCTATGCTCATGGGCGCGGCAGGCAAAGGCATCCGCCAAGTCGTGATGCACATTGACACAGATGTCGTGAAGCCCATCGTGCTGCGCCAGTTTGTGTACAACATGCGGTACGATGAGGATGAGTCCATCAAGGGCGACGTTGAAGTTCTTGCCAAGGGCGCGATTAACCTCGCGGTCAAGGAGACTGTCAACATCCGCCGCATCGAATTTCTCAATGCAACCGCCAACCCGATTGATCTTGAGATCATCGGTAAGGAGGGACGTGCCAGTATCCTTCGGGAGATCGCAAAAGGGTTGCAAATGTCTGTGGAGGACGTTGTTCCGTCTCGGGAGAAAGAAGGGTATACCGGTCGTATCACCGCACGGGCTGCGATGGCCGCTGCACAGCAGCAGGCACAGCAACCCCAAGGTGGCACACCGCAACGCCCTGACGGCTCTCCCAAGGGCGGGATGGAGGCCAATACGGTACAGAGTCGTGTAAGTGGGATGGCGGCATGATCAAGCCTGAGTCACACATCATCAAAGGACTGGCGCAAGCTGTCCGGCAACACCCAGAACTTCTGGCGTGGATGGAAGGTGTGCTTGCGCATGAGATGAAACGTCTCCCGTATGCGATTGACAATCCGGCAGTGTTTCAGGGGCGCTGCCAGATAGTGACCGAACTCATTGAGTTCGCACAACAATCCCCTGCTATAGCGGCAAAGTTATGATGCAACTCGCCGACTTTAACCACGCACACCGATAGGAGCGTTCAACATGGCCCTTCCAGAGCAAATTCGCAAACAGACCGAGGCAGTTCAAGAGTTGTACAAGCAACTCAACACGGACGACAACACAGGCATGGGAACAAGTTCCTCCGCCGATGGCACCGTCACGCCCGTTGAGAACAATGGCAACCAGAATCCCGCCGACGAGAATTCTGCTACGAATAACGCCGCTCCGGCACCCGCAAATGAGCAGAAGACGGGTGCTGACAATGTGCCGGATGAAACTGTCACCCAGAAGTACCGAACACTTCAGGGTATGTACAACGCCGAAGTCCCCCGCCTGCACCAGCAGAACCGGGAGATGCAGCAGCGCGTGCAGCAGATGGAACAATTGCTTGCTTCGATGACTGCCGTAAACCCCCAAAATTCTGCGCCCGTAGCAGAACGCCTTGTCAGTGACAAGGACGTGGAGGAGTATGGTGATTCGATTGATATGATGCGCAAAGTGACCCGCGAGGAACTCGGGGCCGTTGCCCAGCGCATTGCAGGACTCGAAGCAACGCTGCGTCAAATGCAGGTGAATGTGGTGCCACAGGTGCAAGCCGTAGCCCAACGCCAGCAAGTGAACGCAGAGCAGCAGTTTTGGTCTGACTTGTCCACGACCGTCCCGAACTTCCGCCAAATCAACGATAACGCCGACTTCCAATCATGGTTGTTGGAGTCCGATCCGTTGACCGGCGTGACTCGTCAGACATTCTTGGACGACGCGCAGCGATCACTTGACTCTCGTCGTGTTGTCAATTTCTTCCGCGCTTGGCTAGAGTCCACTGGACAAGCTGCCGTTGCTCAATCCACTGGGAACTCTCCCGCTGCTGAGTTGGAGAAGCAGGTTTCCCCCGGTCGCTCACGCAGCACCGGAACCCCTGCGACTACCAATCAAGGCAAGACATACAGCCCCTCGGACATCCAGAAGTTTTTCAACGATGTCCGGTCTGGGAAGTACAAAGGCCGAGAGCAGGATCGTTCCCGTATCGAACGCGATATTTTCGCTGCGCAGCGAGAAAATCGCATTACCGCAAATGCCTGATTAAAGGAATTACATCATGTCTTATCCCGTCTCCCCCGGTCGTCCGAACTACAGCGGCAACTTCATCCCCGAAATCTGGTCGGGCAAACTGATCGAGAACTTCTACGACGCCACCGTGCTCGCAGCAATCTCGAACACCGACTACGAAGGTGAAATCCGCCAGTACGGCGACGCTGTGAACATCCGCACCACGCCGGAAATCACGATCCGTGACTACGTGAAGGGCCAGACCCTGACCGTGGAAAATCCTGACAAGCCGAAAATCCAACTGTTGATCGACAAGGGCGAGTACTTTGCCTGCGTCGAAGACGACGTGGACAAGGTTCAGTCGGACATCAACCTGATGGACACTTGGACGAAGGACGCTTCCGAGCGCATGAAGATCAAGATCGACCAGCGCGTGTTGACCGACATCCTGCCCGGTATCAGCGCCTTCAACAAAGGTCTGACCGCTGGTGAGCAGACTGCTTCGTTCAACCTCGGCACCACTGCCTCTCCACTGACCGTGACCAAGGACGGCGCATCAAGCACCACTTCCATCGTTGACCTGTTGGTCGATATGGGCACCGTGCTGGACGAGGCCAATGCCCCCGAAGGCGACCGCTTCGTGGTCATCCCTGCCAAGATGGCTGGCTTGATCAAGAAGTCCGAACTGAAGGACGCTTCGCTCACCGGCGACAGCATGTCCATCGTTCGCAATGGCCGTCTCGGTATGGTTGATCGCTTCACCATCTACGTCAGTCACAACCTTGCCGTGTCCTCGGGCAAGTACAACATCATCGCCGGTCACAAGATGGGCTTCACGTTCGCGTCGCAGATGACGAACATGGAAACCATCCGCTCCGAGTCCACCTTCGGCAACATCGTCCGGGGCCTTCAGGTCTACGGCTACAAAGTTGTCAAAGGCGAGGCTCTGTCCACCGCCGTTGTCAGCTTCTGACGAACAGGGGCTTTGGCCCTGTCTCCTACAAACACTGAAAGGAAATTGAAATGACTACGTTCACCGATTCTCTGGGGTTTAATAAAGGCACCGCTGCCTTCCCCGCCAACACCACCGAAATCTCGAAGTTCGAGGTGAAGATCGACCTTGCTGCGGTCATTGCCGCACGTCTCGCCGCTGGTGCTACCGCGCTGGCTGCTGCTGATGTGCTGGAAGCAATTCCATTGCCCGCAGGCTCAGTCGTTCTGTCCGCAGGATGCCAAGTGCTTGAAGCTGAAACTACCAATACGACTGGTACGTACAGTGTCGGCTACGGTGGTGCGACTACAGCGTATACCAATGCCTTGGCAAATAACGCACTGGGCTATGGTATTACCAACTTGGCAAATCCCACTGTGTTTGCATCCGCAGATACGATTGACGTGTTGTTCAATACCGCTGTCGGTACGAACGGTGTGATCAATGTGTTTGCTTTCGTTGCAAACGTATCGTCTAGCAACGCCGCCTAAACCCCGTGGGGGCTTCGGCCCCTGCTTCTAAAAGGAGAACATCATGGGTGTTTATCGTGGTATTACGCAAGACAATGTGACGCTGAACGGGGGTACGGCTTACAACCTGAACCTCGTCACTCCGTCCATTGGCGGAACTGCACTCGCTGCTACGGCGGCTGAGATCAACGCTGCGGCGGATGTGTCTACACGGCTCGTGTCGGCTACTGCTGCAACTCTGGCTGTGACTGTTGCCGCTCACGACGGCAAGATCATTGTCCTAGACCGTGCTGCTGGGGTGACGGCGACGTTGCCTGCTGCCGTTGGGTCTGGTGCTGTGTTCCGTTTTGCAGTGGGCACTCTTGTAACGAGCAATAGCTACAAGGTTCAGGTTGCTGACGCTACCGATGTCATGTCGGGTTCGTTGTATCTGACTGATCAAGCCGCTGGTACGGGTACTGAGTTCAGTACTACCACTACCAGTGACACGATCACCATGAACGGCAGCACTACCGGTGGTTTGGCCGGGGGTCTTTTCACGTTTGTTGATCTTGCAACGAACTTGTATGCAGTTCAGGGCAGTCTCATCGCAACAGGTGCTGAGGCTACTCCGTTCAGCGCAGCGGTGTAAACTGGCAGGGGGCTTCGGCCCCTTGTTCATTAGGAGATAGAGATGCCCGGAAAGCGTATTCCCGACTTGACCGCCATCACGGGTGCCAACACGGCCAGTGACGACAACCTTGTCATTTTCGACACCAGCGCAAACACGACCAAACGCATCTTGCGTTCTCAATTAGGGCTTGCTGTCGCAGGAGATTTAGGTGGGGCATCTGGTACGTTTACATCTACAGATGGGAAGACGGTTACTGTAGTAGGTGGACTTGTCACCGCAATTACACCGTAAGGAACTGACATGCCAACCAATCTGACCGGCGCGACTATCGCCAGCACCTACGATCAACTGTTGCATGTTGACGATGGCCCAACCGCGACCGAGAAGACGGTCTACAGCGGCACCGGGGTAGCGACTGCAATGAAGGTGGGTACTACGTCGGCTTCGGTCGGCAACGTGCAGTTGATCGGCAACACGATACAAGCTATCACAGGTAGTCTTACGCTTGGTGCCAGTATCACGTTTGGTAGCGCCAGCAACGCACGTACGGCGCTGGGCCTTGGCACGATGGCAACCCAGAACTCTGGGGCTGTCGCCATCACAGGCGGGACGATTTCGGGTGTGACGTTTACCGGCTCGTTCTCCGGCCTCACACTCGTGGAATCCACGACGCTGGCAACCAGCAATGCAGCCGCAGGATGCAACCTCAATGGCACCACGCTGGCCGCTGATGGTACCGACACCAACATCAGCCTGAATATCATGGGCAAAGGAACTGGTTCGGTTCTTATCACCAAGGCTGGGATAATCAGTGGTTCGATAAATGGTACTACCCTCGGGGCGGGTTCGCCTTCGACAGTTGTAGCTACAACTATTAAAGCTGCAACGTCTATAGGATACGAAGGCGGTTCTGGTGGGACAGTCACGCAAGCTACAAGCCGTACCACTGGGGTCACGCTCAACAAAATCACTGGAGAAATCGTCTTGTTTGCCACGACGATTGCGGGGCATGGTGCCGATGAATTCACGCTGACCAACAGCACTATCGAGGCAAACGATGTCCTGATACTGTGTATCAAGTCCGGTTGCGATGCTGGTACGCGGAAGTACTACCAAATCCACGTCGTCGCCGTATCCGCCGGATCATGCGTCATCTCTATCGGGAACCTCGACAACACCACTATTCCGACGACAGGCACAGATGCTCCGGTCGTTCAGTTTGTTGTGTTGAAAGGGGTGATAACGTAATGGCAAAGACACCAGCATGGCAGCGTAAGGAAGGTAAAGCCGAATCTGGCGGCTTGAACGCCAAGGGGCGTGCGTCCTACAACAAGGCCAATCCGGGTAAACCCGGACTGAAGGCTCCGCAGCCTGAAGGCGGGGCACGCAAGGATTCATTTTGCGCAAGGATGACCGGCATGAAAGAGAAGCTCACCTCCGCCAAAACAGCGAACGATCCCAACAGCCGGATCAATAAAAGCCTGCGGGCTTGGAAGTGCTAATATGGAAATCTGGAACAAACCCCGTCCCAAGTCGCTCGGTAAGTCCAAGCCGTTGACACCAGAGCAAAAGTCCAAAGCGAAAGCTGCGGCGAAGAAAGCAGGTAGGGTATACCCTAATCTCGTTGACAACATGAACGTAGCAAAAGGAAAATCCAAATGAGTAAGATGTACATCCGGGTCAAAAAAGACGGTTTCATTTATGACTTCAATCCGATTCTGGCGAAGAACTCGGACTGCGAAGTTGTGCCAGAGGAGATTGCGTACCCTGAGCGGTTCATCCCTCCGGCTGCTGCGCAGCGCGTGGTAGAGACTGTGAAGGCAGTTGGGCGCAAGAAGAAGGACACGCTTGACCTGTCAACTATTGACATCCCGGAAGCCCCAGCATACACTCCTCCGGAATTGGCTGCGGAAGCCGCACGAGGATTGCCTGCATGACACCCACCGAAGTCATCACCGAAGCGCGTGTTCTGATCCAAGACACTAAGGTACCCTATCGCTACAGTGATACGGTGCTATTAGGGTTCGTCAATCAGACAATCCGCCGCATGGTGATGCTTCGGCCAGATTTGTTCACGACAGTCACAGACATCACGACGACTGCGGACATTTGTGAGCAAGCGCTGCCCAGCACTGCTGTCCGGCTCGTCGAGATTTTCCGCGTCAAGAACAGCACGTCGATAGAGGAAGTAGACCGCGATCTGTTCGACAGATCGTACCCTCAGTGGACTACAGACGCTTCTGGTACCCCGACAAAATACATACGCCACCCACGCAACCCGCGTGCGTACTTCCTCTATCCGCGCCCAACAGCGGGTACTGTGCTCGTGGGGGAGTACGTCGTCACCCCGCCTGTTTATGCGCTGGCGGATTCAATCGCGGTGCTCCCGAACGCATATTTCGGGGCACTTATCGACGGCACTGTGTACCTTGCCGAGTCCATTGACAACGAACATGTGAATTCCGGACGTGCCAAGATGTTCTACGATTCGTTTGTGCAGACACTAGGTGTTGATCTTCAGTCGCGGACAGTGACTGATACCGAGAGCGGTGGCGTTACCACCGCGCAGAGGAGTGCCCAGTGACGCCAAACGATATCATCGCGGACGCTCGCAGGATGGCCCAAGACAACGGGCTACTGCGCACGCCGGATACCTATAGCGCCGCGACGCTGTTGAGTTTTGTCAATCAGGCGTTGCGGCAAACGGCGGTATTGCGCCCTGATCTGTTTACGCTGATGACTGACATTTCCACAACGGCCAATGTCGTCGAGCAGTCGATGCCTACGGATTCGATCCGACTGGTGAACATATTCGCCATCAAGGACGGCAGCGCGATTACCGAAGTGTCGCGGGAGGCAATGGATCAGTCGTACCCGCAGTGGCGCTCAGACGCCGCTGGATCGCCGGTCAACTACATGCGGCACGTGCGCAACCCCAACAAGTACTTTCTGTACCCCAAGCCGTTGTCAGGTGTTGTACTAACCGGTGAGTACGCGCAGTCGCCTCCGGTGTACACAGCGGCCCAGACTATTACGCTGTTGCCTGATTCGTTCCAGCCTGCCATTGTCGCTGGCGTACTGATGCTGGTAGCCGGGGTCGAGAATCCTACGACCGACCTCAATCGGTTCAAACAGTTCCAAGAGATGTACGCTCAGACGCTTGGGGCAAACCTTCAGTCGCGTGTCGTGACCGATACGAAATCAAGCGGCCTTGACCAGAAGCAGGTGATCTAATGACTGACCGCACATTTGCTTCGCTCGTACCTAGGGTAAACCCGAGTGTTCCGGGTTGTCCGTACCCCATGCTTGTGCAGTACATCCGGGATTCGGCAATCCGTACGTGCGAACGCACGCTGTACTGGCGGTACCAAGTGCCGTTGTTCAACTTGTTGCCCGGTGTCAGTGAGTACCTCTACAACAAGCCAGTCACTACTGACGTGCATGTGATGTTCGATGCGGTGGTTAACCAGCGCCCGTTGGAACGCCTAACGATGGAGAAAGCCATCGAGTTATACCCACAGTGGGCTGACCTCTACAGCGGGGAAGACCCGGCAGTGGTGTGGAGCCTGACACCCTCAAGCGGCTCGTTCAATGGGTCGCAGTTCGATCAAACGGAGTTCAATGGGGGTAGTACCTATGTCCTGCCTGATGCCATCGTGGCGGACGCTTCTACCCCGCAGTCGATTACGCAGATCAGCCCGGACAAGTACATCATTCTTCCGCTACCTGATGGGCGGACGACCTACCAGTGCCGCATGTTCCTCGCGCTCAAACCCAAGAAGACGGCAGCGGGGATGGACGAAGTGATCTTCGACGAGTTGGAGGAGGTTATCATGCACGGTGCGCTGCAACATCTTCTGGTGTTGCCGAACCAAGCGTGGTCGGATCGTGAGCTTGCTGCGTATCATGCCAAGCAGTACGTCTTCCAGACCGCAGAGCGGCGTGCTCGGGCCAACCTCGGCAATGTACGCGGCACCATGCGCGTACGGATGCAACCTTTCGGAGCTTGATATGGCTGTGCAACTCAAGAACAACGCCACTTCCTTGATCATTGCCGCGCTGTCGAGCACGGCTACGACACTGACGATCACGGCGGGCGACGGGGCCAAGTTCCCTACGCTGGGCACGGGTGACTACTTCCAACTCACCATCACTGATGTCGCGGGGAACTCTGAGATCGTGAAGGTCACGGCCCGAACCGACGACATCATGACTATCGTGCGTGCCCAGTCAGGCACGTTGGCTATCCCCTTCCCAGCGTTCAGTCGTGCGGAACTGCGCGTGACGGTCGAGAACGCGATGCTGTCGGTCGGTGACTACCTCATACTGTGAGAATTTAAGATGCCCATCAAACTTGCCAACAACGCCTCGGGCACCCTTGCGACGGCTATCAGCGCATCCGACGTGGGTGCTGTGCTCACGGCTGGGGACGGTGCGGAATTCCCCACGCTGGGCACTGGTGACTACTTCTACGCCACGCTGACAAGCATTGGGGGCACGCAGGAGATTGTGAAAGCGACTGCCCGCGTAGGCGACACAGTGACTATCGCCCGCGCACAGGAGGGTACTACGGCGCAGTCGTTCGCCGCTGGTTCCCGGTTTGAGTCACGAGTAACTGCGCAATCGGTACTAGACACCGGGCGCTATTCCGAAACTGTATCGGTCAAAGACTACGGTGCTGTGGGCGACGGGGCTACGGACGACACCATTGCGTTTTCCTCGGCTTGCGCCGCAGCAGTCGGAGCAGTGAATTTTGTTTCGCATGGAATTTCTCGGGCGCTTTCCGCCACTGTGCGTGTACCAGCAGGAAATTATTTACTTTCAAATTTTGTCGATACTGCAAACAAAGATATTTTGTTTGAATTAGACAGCGGCGCAGCTATTATCAACCCCAATAACCTAAACGGAAGATTCGTCAGGAATGGGCGGGCTTATAGAGCACCCGTGCAGACAAGATTTGGAAGTGAAGATCAAGCAACTGGGTTTAGTGTCACTACGGGAAAAGGCGGAAACGAAGGCGCTGAAGTTGACGGATTTACAGGATACGCGCAAGTTTCTTTATACGCCGACCGTGATAGCGTTTCACTATTTACAGAGAATGTTGCCAGTGCCCCTTTGGCTACTCTTACTGGCGCAACCTTTACCAGTACCACAGTCGTACCGATTAGTGCGTTGACCGCTAATCAGATAAAACAACTTCGTGTTGGTATGTTTATAGATACTAACCACTCACCAAATAAATATACTGGATGGATTACTAGCTGGGCGGCTGATGGCACTTCGATCACTGTTGAAGGTTGGTATTTAGTTAATGGGACTCTTAATTTAGCTACAACGCCGTCTAGTCCTGCCACAGCGTATCTTAATCCCGTAACAAAAATTTGGGCGCTTAATGCAAATACAACTATCGCGGCGACTAGTCACGCAGAATCCTCTGCTTGTGCTGAGTTTGGTATCATCGACTTAAAAGCCCCGGCTACTGGCGTTAATACCGGAGTGCACTATACGTGGGGGGTCGATGTAGTTAATTTAGGTGCGTATAAAGCACAGGCGTTGTTTGTCGCTAGGGGCCAGTCGCCCGGAGCTTTTGCTGGCTACCGCGCAGATGCTGTTGACATAG